GCCTTATCAATAGGGCCAGATTTGCGATACTGATCTAGGAAATATGCCTCACCAATCGCAGCATTGTAATCGGCATCTTTTTCCCAGGGGTATTCATCCCACGGTAAATTTGCAAGTTTAGCCGCTTCTGGCCCCGTGGCTTTCATAACTTGCGCAATGCCAGTTGCGCCCTTGGGTGAGGTCAGCGGTTGGCCGTTTTCGTCAAACTGGCGACCACCGCTTTCTTGGGGAATAATTTTTGTACGGAAGTGGTTTCGGGCCGCGCCATAACCAGTTGCAAAGGCCTCAAGACCCTCTGGACGAGGCATGGGCTTTACTACCGCAGCGGGGCCAAGGCCAGCTGGGCGAGGCTCTGGGCGCTGTTCCACGGTGGGAGTGGCGGCGGGAACCAAGCCAGCGGGACGTGGCATAGGGCGTACCTGATCAGCAGCGGGGGCGAGGCCAGCAAAGCGGTTTTCAGCGGCAGCCCTGTAGGCGTTTGCCGACTCGTCTGCTGTCCTTGGCGCTGCCTCTGCAGCCATAACGCTCGCATTGGGCAGGCTTCCCAGTGTCTGCACGGCGGGTACTTCATCGCGGGTCAGGCGCATGTTGTTCTCATTGGCTGCGGTTGCGCGCATGGCATCACGAATGCGCTCCTCGACTGCGCCATCAAGGGCATAGCCATGACGGCCCGCAACGCCACCATCGGCAAACTTGTGGGCTTGGCTGTAGTCAACGGTTTTGTAGCCATCCCGCTTGCCAACGGCCTCTGGATGGTCGCGCTCAACCTCATCGGCCATGAAGCCAACGTGGGTTTGCTCGCGGTCATCACCCTTGTACTTGAAGGTGTAAATCGGCAGACCTTTTTCAGTCTTACCAATTCTCTTAATATCATGCTTTAGGCGGCGGTCAGACGGGAATAGGGACGCAATGGATGCGGCAGCCCCCAAGGCACTGGCAACGTTTTCCATGCCAGACTTCGGCTGATCTTGTTGTCCAGCAACCTTAAGTTCTGGCTTGTCCTTGTCAGCCTCCTGCGCCGCCAGTGTGCTGGACATATAATCGCCATGCACCTGTGGCTGCACCCCACCGCCAACAGCATAGCGCCCCGCGCCACCGCCTATAAGGCCTGCTGGCGGTTCGAACTGTTGGATATTACCTGCAGCAGCAGGCGCGGCGGGTTCTTTTGTTGGTACCTTTGCGTCAGGATCACGAAGGAGATTGCGTATTTTCAAAACGCTCTCGCCTGCGGTGGCCGCTGAATTTAGGGTATCCAAGAAGTTTGCTTGGCTTTGCTGGGCAAAACTTGGGTCTGCCACCATCAACTCGCCAACTGGAAGGTACGCCTGCGGCACATAGCTGCCCACGCCCACACCTTGGCCAACCTTGGTGCCGTATGGCCCAGCCACACCGCCTTCAGCGTATCCCTTGACCGCGCCACCCATGCTCTCCGTGGCCTTGTTGTAGTCAACAGTCTTGTAGCCACTGGGGTCGAGGCCCACAGCTTCAGGGTTTTTCTTCTCAACCTCATCAGCCATAAAGCCGACATGGGTCTGGTGATGCTCATCACCCTTGTACTTGAAGGTGTAGATCGGCAGGCCGTTGTCCGCCTCGCCAATCTTTTTGATGTCGTGCTTGAGGCGGCGATCCGAGAAGAAGGGTGCCATCTGGGTACCTGTGGTGGTTGATCCAGACAGCGCGCCAGTTCCCATGGCAATGTTGGCCAAGAACTGCGCCACTTGGAATGGATAGCCCTGCTCCTGCTGGAACTGGTTGATAAGAGCGTCAATGCCAGCCTGCGTGGTCTGCTGCATCTGAGTACCTGCGCCCAACTGCGCACCAGCAACGCCCAACAGGCTGTTCCTGTCATTCATGCTTGTGTCGACGGCCCTATTATAGCCCTCGCCGTAAATGTTTGCCATGGTCGAACCCATGGCAAGATTTTGTTGTCCCGCGAGGTTTGCGGCGGCAACGCCAGCGCGGTCGCCACCAAATGCATTGGACTGTATGGCGGTGCCGAGTGCGCCAGACTGCGCCTGCTCATTGGCTTGCTCTATCTGCGCGCGGGTAGTGTCAGCAACGTTCTTAATGTAGGGGTTGAGATACTTGTCCACGTTTTCATACACTGGCCCCATACCAGCGACGGTATTGATGCCCTCAACACCCTTCAGTTGCTGTTCGTTGAACTGGGCGACAAAATCCTCAGGCTTAGTGCCGTACTTTTGGAACGGGTTCTGGGCAGCTTGCGCCGCCTGAGCGTTGACGGCATTATACCGATCAAGGACATCCTTGGGAATGGTGACCTTGTTCGTTGAGGTTGTTGTCTTGCCGCCCATTGGATTACCCCTCGGTTTCGGGAACTATACCAGTCTTTGCATTGTAAAGGAAGTAGACACCCGCAGGCTTACCAAAGGTTCGCTCGTAGAGCCTGATCTTAGCCTCAGTCCTGCTGTTTGACAGCACACCAATGGCCAGTGGCAAGTCAAGCTCCTCGGCCATTCCCTTTGCGAATTCGGCCAGCTTGCGCGCGCGCCCACCCTTTGCGGCTCGGTACTCAGGGTCAACGTAGATCGCCTTCTCCTCAAGGACAGGCTCCGCGCTGTACCACACTGGGCCGATATTGAGCAGGATCGCTCCCTGAAGCTTTCCGCCGACCTTATTACCAATCACCCCAACCACACCGTTCTGTTGGATCAGTGACTTATACACTTGGTTTGCGAGCAGCCCAATGTCTGGCGCAATGAAGGCGTTTTCCTGTGTCGCCGCAATCGAGAGCCGCATCATCTCATTGAAATCTTCGGGAACCCCAACGCGAACCTTAATCTCACTCATGCTTTAATCCTTCTTTGGGCCAGGTAATTTCTGCAAAGTTTTAATCGTCCTTTGGCGCATCTTTTTTACGAATGCGTCCAATATTTTGTGGCCGTGATCCAGATCACCCTTGCCAATCTCGACAACGTCTTCGGGTGGTATCACATACTCGCCGCCAGCCGCAACGATGGGTACTGAATCAACATCACCACCCTCAGCCTTGCGTGGGGCTGGAACGCCGTATGGAAGCCCGTTGGCCCCGTATGGCATCCCGCTTTGCCCGTACGGCCTCTTGCCAGAGAAGATGTTCTTGGCGACCTTGAAGCCAGCCATGGAATTTCCCTCACCCATGGCCGAGATGATGTCTGCGGGGATGACGTAGGAGCCAGATGCCACATGCATCGGGAGGTGGTCTGTGCGGCCAGCCACAGAACTGTGGATGGCACCCTTGTGAACCTTTGTCCTTCCACCGCGCGCGCGAGCGGTTCTGAGGGCTGCGGCGATAGCCTGATCCTGTGGGTGTCCAGCGTCCACCATCTCTGAGATATTATCAGAAATGGTTTCCTGCGATGATCCATGCTTTAGCGGCATTTTATGCTCCCTCAGAGTACGAGATTACGACAGTCATACCAGTGCCTGGGACAACGACGAGGCCATTGTTGTATGGCATATTGATCACCGTCACGCCAACGGCGTTTGCCACTGCCGCCAAGCCGCTAGTCAAGCTGGATGCGTTGTTGCTGTCATACACCACGCAGTTGGAACTGCCAGCGACCACGACACTGATTGAGGCGAGCCTGCCTTGGCCATTGGCTACCAAAGTGGTTGCAGTCAGAGTGGATGATCGGGCGGTTCCGTTGATTTTGAGGTACGTCTGGCCAAGCTGGTTCACCGAGGTGACAAGGTTCTTGGCGGCGGTAAGAATGTCTGACAGAGATGCCATCAATATTTTCCATCTGGTTGGAGGCGGTATCGGATGTTACCCAATCGCCAGAACGTGTCGATCTGGCTGCCCGCAATCTTGATTGAGATCAGGCGCGCACGAATGCGTGGCGAGATGTACTCTGTCCCTTGGTTTACGTTGTACGGCCCATAAACTCTGGGTGTCTGGCCTGGGTAGTCCACAGCGTAGAACGTGATATTGACGTTGGCATTGTTCGAGCCGCCGTAATATCCCCACTTCATGTCTGGCCAGACCTGATCAAGGAACGTCATATTGTCACCCTCACTGAGGGCAAAGTAACCTGTCTGGACATATGCATCCATCTCAGCGCCAGCGGCATTCTGGGATGTCTCATGCTGGTAGATGATGCCGTCATCATCAGCGCCAATGGGTGGGCCGAAAACCCCCTGATCAATCCAAGCGGTGCGGGTCAGCGTACCAAAATCCCATTGCTGGAGCAGGGTGTTGTACTTGACGTACTTTGTGGGGACACCATTCGACCCTGTGGTTGGGTAATACCAAGAAATCTCGCCAAAGCGACTGTTGGGCGCGCAACGAATGTTGCTGAGGTAGTCTTGGTCGATGTCTTGGAAGATGACATCCCAGACGGGGCATGGCAGCGGCTGAACGCCACCCCCAGCCAAGACAAAGAACTGGCTCTGGCTCATCCAGTACACGATACCACTCATGGTTCCCATGGCCTTTCGGCCAATCAAACCGCAGCCAGCGCCAATCTCGTTGAACGAATATACCAGTGGCAAGTTGATGTACTGCATCGACCACAAATTGGTGTCCGTCCACAGAAGGCCCTGCTGCGGCCCCTGCATACCGCCGACAATCTTAGACCCCTTCGGGATGCGGAAAGAACCCGCCTGATTGCTGACCGTGGCAACCCAACTGGTAAAGTTGCCAATGTCCGTCCAACGCACCAGAAGTGGGTCTTTTATGCCATTGAATGTCGTGCCGTAGCAAATGATCTGACGCTCTGGCATCGACACAAAGAAGCCTTCGCTGACTGTGGGGGCATAGGGAACAACGTTTGCATGATTGCCGCCATCCATAGTGTCGTAATAGAACAGACCGCTGTTGGTTGGGCTTGCCATCAAGAAGCCGCCCCAGTTGTCCAAAGACCAGTCATTGACCTCAAGGGGTGCAGACACGTTTTGACTGGTGGAACTGTACACACCAGGTGGAAATCCCCACGAATCAGTGGTGACAGTCCCAGATGTCTCGGTTGCGGGATTTGTTGTCACCGCAAAGGAGAATGTACTGGTAGCGCCAGAAGTTGCCGCCGTGACAATGAACGTCCCATTGTAGTTTGTGGTGCCAGTAATTGTAATTCGCGTATTTGGGGCGACATACAAAACCTGATTTACCGTCACCGTTGCCACGAGGCTGGATGCGGATATTGACGCAATGGCAAGTTGACGGCCACCACTTGAGGTTACGCCCGTGCCAAATCCGCCAGCGCCAAAGAGGCCGTCACCAAAGCCACCTGGAGGCGGTATGTTCTGCTTACCCACGTAGTAGACGATCCTTGCGGCACCCCCATTCATTGACACGGTCTGAGTCGATGTTGCAGAGTTCTCCGCCGCAATGTAAAAATCATTTGCTGTCAGCACTGGTGTATCAAGTACGATGTAATTCCCATAGAGGGTCAAGCCCCCAACGCTCACTGGAACCAAAATGGCAAATGTCGATCCCGCAGTGTACCCATGGTTTGCCAAGGTTACCTTAACATTGATCTGGCCGCTCGTGGTGTCAAAAACAGGCACCGCGCCGCTAGGCGCAATAAAGGTGCCAGCCACAGTCAAGGGGCCAAAGTTGGTCGTGCCAGTTGAGAAGGTAAACGTCCCAGCAGACGATGTGAGGACTGTCCAAGCAGCATTGTACCCAACTGGAGTTACACCTGAAAAAGTTACTGTGGAGCCAACCGTCACAACGGTAGTGGATGGGGAGCAAATCGCCGTGGCAATGAAGTTGGGTGACGAACCTGATACCGTTATCGCGGTAACCGAAAATGTCTGCGTGGCGGGTGTTGTCAGGCCAATAATGTTTCGGGCAACAACTTGGTACGCATCATCGTTCAAGGCAATTGGAGGGTAATACCCAGACAGTATGATGCCACCCACGCTGATTGGAGTCAGGATGTTTACACCATCGTACGATGAAATATTTGAATTAGTGTCATTGATGGTTACAGTGGCCGATCCACTCACCGTGTCAACCGACACTGGAAGATTGTATTCGTAGAACTGGGGCGATATTTCAGATGAAAAGCCGTTGGCTGTTGCAATGTTTAGACTGTCCTCATCCCCAATTGCCAAATAAGATTCGCCGTCTATGTTGGCCCAAGAGTGCAGGGCGCGCACAACCGAAGACTGAGCATTGCTGACAAACTGCGTCCAGCCTCCAAGCTTTTGAGGCAGCCCAAGGCCCTGCCGATCTGGCACAAACCTGATCAGATTGCTCTCAGAGATAGCCGCCTCATTTAGGGCGGGTGTCCTGTTCTGGTCAACACCTGGTATTAGCTTGAGGCTTGCGTGTGGCATTTATCAGCCTCGCGTTGGTGATGCGACAGGGGCGGGCGCTTGAGATGACCACGCCGCACCCTCGTACTTCTTCCGCGCCTCTTCAACCATTGCAGACTTGAGTAGGGTGCCGTACTGGCTTTCATAGCTCTGCGCCATCTGGGGATCGTCTGACTGCCTGCCAAAGTTGCGCTGATAGGCAGAGATGTAGATCATGGATGCCATGATCAGGAGGTCTGGCAGATACTGGCTGATAAATGTGGTTGGCACATCTTCTGATAGCGGCGCAGGTCGAACCGTACCCACCACTTCAACATAATAGTCAACATCTGGAACAGGCCCAACGAGAAATAACGTGTCGTTAAATGGGGCGAAGTATTTTGGCTGACCCCTATTTGCAGTCAATGCAGACCCAAAAACAGCATCCAAGAACTCTTTGGTCACTGGCAGGAGCGGTATGCGATTATTGGAGTTTGGGTCAGTTTGCCCAGCGGGGGTGATTAAGTTGATTTGCTCACTGACAACAAAGTACGATCCTCCAGCAAGGTTTTGGCTGAAAGACAGGTTCCTGTTTCCAGTTGTCAGCTTGTAATTGACCCCAGACAGGGATGCCGATGTAATCAAAAGGTCAAGGTCACGGTTGATGCGCAAAGTGGCGTAGTCGATCATTGAGGGAAGAATTGCCAAGAAGTTGACATCATCCTCCTCAACCACGGCCATCTGCGCGATCTGCGTCTTGTACGTTGCGTATGTCAGTCCAACCATGAGGTCACCTTACGTTTTCAGGCACTATAGACTAAATCCGCCACTTATCCAATAGACGTTGCGATCTCACCGCCGCAGGCAAAATACCCAACGCCATCCACCCAATTGTCTGCGTGGCTCGGATTTGACTTGATCCTCGCCGCCTTCAGTAAAGCCATCATCACGGCAACGTCATCTTTCGTGATTGGGATGTCCAAGTGGATAGACCAATACTTTGCAATCGTATCAAAATTGTCCTCCATGTTGCCGTGAGTGGCATCGCGGTCTTTGGTTATGGCCTGCTTTGCCGCATCAAGAACTTGAGATCGGTTCATTTGCAGGCCCTATCGATTGAGGCAATCAGGATCGCGCCAGTCACAACGGACTTGTCACCACCGTCCTCGGCAAGGGCAGCGGCGTGGTTTGTCCTCTTATCGGCGGTGCCATCGCAAATAGCGTTACTGCTTACCACGTTCGCGCAGCCACTCACGGAGGACAGCAGGGTCATCACCAATAGCTTTTTCAACATCATCAATTTCCTTTCGGGTTTTTATATAAGATTCGGCTGCCTCGACGTCGGACTGTTGGCGTTGATCACGCCGCCCAGCCATCCACGCAGCAAACAAAAGGGCCGCAAGCCCTGCGGCCCACATCGCGGTGCGCTTGATCCATCCAAACATCAGCGGTCACCATCTGCCCACTTACGGAGGCGCTCACGCATGATCCACAGAGCGGCCAGCACGACCACGCCCGCAAACACGAGCGCCACAATCTGAGCCGTGCCATCCAACGCGCCGACTGCCGCGACGCCCGCGCCCGCGCCCGATACGATCTGCACGGCAGATGCCTGCATTGTGGTGGATTGCGCCACGTTATCACGCTCTGGCTCGGCCACTGTCAGCCCCGTCGCGCCTGTCTTAAACGGCGTCCCCCACGAGCGTTTTGGGCCTGTGTCAATGTGGATAAATCCCTGCTTGGGGTAATAGCCAAACCCCGTAAAGCCTACGGCGCGCGCTGCGGCCTCAAATTGTTCGGGGTCTTGGTTTTCCATGCGCACGTCAAATGCGATACCCTGCATATGCTGGCTGTTCTTTGCGCCGCCAACGGCTCGGTTATGTTCTGGGCTGCGGTACGCAGAAGTCAACAGCAGGGGGCGCTTTAGGCTGTTGCGCAGAGCCTGCAGCTTGTCCAGAGCGTCCTCATTTACGCCTAGCGCGCCCGTACCTTTGCAGGCAATCTCGCGCGGGCTGAAACTTTTCCAGCGCCATTCATCCTTTGGAACATTTGAAAAGTGCGTGTACAGCTTCATTTTCCCACCTTTGCGATTAGGGCTTTGATGTCATCTCGTATTTCGGCCAGCATGGAGTTGGTTTCACCGCGCGAGCGTTGGGCCGCATCCATGTCTTCCTTGCGCTGGTTCCACAGGCGCTTGATCTCTTTACCGTTCTCAACGCTGCCAGCCTCAAGGCGGATAAGCCACACCACCACAGCTACAAAGCTGACGCCAATCGGCCAGTATGCAAAAATGCCTTCCATTATGCAGACACTCCCCTAATCGCTACACAAATGTGCCAGTTGTTGCGCTGATCTTTTTGACTGTATAGTAAGACCCAGCCAATGGTGTTGCCGTACCCGCACTTTGGGTTAATTGCAGCTTGAAGCTTGTCGCGGCGTTGGTCTGAACTTGAGTGACAAACTGGAATGCATGGTTAACGGCAGTTGTCAGCGATCCAGTTGCCGCAAAGGCAGCCGTTGTTGCGCCCTGCGATCCAGCAAATCCGCTTATTGGTGCGCCAGCGGCAATACCAGTCACTGGAGATGCCAGATAAGTGCCTACGATGCGTGTGGGGGCGGATGATGCGGTCAAAGTCCAAGTCGCCGTTCCCGCAGTGGTTTTTGTCATCACCGCGTAAATGTAGATTTCGTACACAGACGAGGCTTCAAGAGATATTGCCGAGGTTGCCCCAAAGAAATCACCAATGGTGGGGCCAAATGCAGTTACGTTTGCGGCAAGGTTAAATGTCTGCTCCCCGACGATAGCACCATTACCCGATGTGGCGTTGGCGGAAACCGCACCCGTGATCGTTGGGGCGGTTCCAAGGACAACAGAGCCAGTTCCCGTAACAGACTGGAAATCAGTGAAACCAGCCTCCCAATCTGCGGCAGTGGTGAGAGTGGTGCCAATACAAGTCACCATCGCGCTCAGGCCAGCAATTACGGTTGTCACAAGGTTTCCGCCAGACGAGTTGACAGTGAGTGACCCAGTGGAGTTGTTTACGATGTGAAAAGACCAACCAGCCCCAAGGGTTGACGTGACGGGCAATGTAATTGTCTGCGTGGTCGAACCAGTGAACAGTTGGTACTGGCTGCTCGTGTTGGTCAAGACTGTTGTGCCAGCCGCCGTTGCGGTGGATGTGTAGCCCAAAAGAACTGCAGCAGCCGCTGGAGCGGTGGTTACGCCAGTGCCGCCATTGCCCAGTGGCAAAGTTCCAGAAACGTCTGCCGTGAGACTGACGGCGCTAAAAGTGGGAGCGCCAGATGCGTTCCCGTGGAGAACCTGAGTTGCCGTCCCAGCCGCCGTGGATGCCATTGCAGTGGTGGTGCTTCCGTAGATCAAGCCATACTGTGTGAGGGCGCTGCCCTGTCCAGTGCCGCCATCAGCCACAGCCAAGTCTGTGATACCCGTAATCGACCCGCCCGTAATGGCCACGCTGTTGGCGTTTTGGGTGGACATGGTTCCAAGTCCAGTGATGTCAGTGCTTGGGATGGTTGCGGACGCTGTGAGCGGTGTCGTGCCGCTGCCTTTGACGTACCCAGTCAGTGTTGATACCCCAGTGCCACCATCAGCCACCGCCAGATCGGTGATGCCAGTGATAGAGCCACCCGTAATCGCCACGGCACTTGCGTCCTGCGTGGACATCGTACCAAGGCCCGTGATGTCTGTATTTGGGATGGTTGCCGACCCCGTAAATGGGGTGGTTCCGCTGCCTTTGACGTAGCCAGTGATGGTTGTGACACCCGTGCCGCCCACGCTGACTGAAAAAGGAAACGTTATGGGTGTGGTGATGCGGGCAGCCGCGATGACTTGAGCCAAGCTGATCTTTACAGATGTGCCAGCTTGTACGCCTTCAAACAGTTCAGCCCCAGATAGGGAGGCAACGGCGGGAAGGTTCGGGATTTGTACGTTCGCCATCAGATCGGCCCTGTCTTTGGAACTTCAGTGTTACCATACGGCAAACCTGGGTCATTGTCACCTGGGGCATTGGGGTCAGTGCCAGGTCTTTCATTCAGGCTGCCATCCGCAAATCCTGTCTGCTGGACAACGCGCTTCTTGTCGTTTTCGGTGATGCGGGTGTCGCCATCTGGCACCATGAGGCCAGTCTTGGCGTTCATGGTCGCGGGCAAGCTCGTCAGGCGATAATCAGTCTCGGCGCGCTCGAATTGCTCTGGGCGCGGGTTCAAGATCGGAATAGGGTCTGCGGGCAGCACGATGGCGCGAAGCTGCTGCTGTGGGTTATCCAAGCAGTGCCTGCACACCAAGATGCGCTTATTGATGATCGACGCGCCAGCCCAGTCATACTGCCAATTCAGATCGACGTGGTTATAGCGGCCACCGCACCGATCACAGATTGCGTGTGCGGCGGGTGATACCCGTGACGTTCTTGCCTTACCTGATCTAGATGCGTATGCCATTACGACAAAGCCTTTTCTCGTTCGCGCCGCGCACGTTGAGACTCTCTCATTTTTGCCTTTGTGTCATCAGACATTTTTGGCCTTGGCTTTCCACGGGTCTTTGATCCATAGGTATTGCCAAGGTGTGCCTTGGATATTTTTTTACGGGCTTCCTCGGATACGGGATGACCCATAGCTGAAATAGACATCTTTGCCTTCGTTTCTAAAGATGCTTTTCTTCCCGCCCGCCCGCCAGAACACTTTGCCCTTACAGCATCATTATCCATGCCAATTTTGGTGGCAATGGAGTGCTTCTCTCTTGAATCAGGCGCAGACCAACGTTTTTTGGATGCAGCCCTCATTTTTTCTAATACGTCTTCAGGCGGGCTTTTCAAACCGTCACCGCCAGCAGTTTTGTTTGAAAGTTCAACGTTGCGTTCTTTCCAAAAAGCAATTCGCTCTATCTCCAAGCGCAATGCGTCATCCTCAGAAAGGCCAGATGCAACCATGCGTACCTCTACGCACATTCCAAGCTTCTTTAGCTTGTTCTTTATATTGCTGTGATGTTTGTTTCTGGTTCGATTTGGGTCAAACCTAGACGCACTACCCTTGCCCACATAAAACGGGAGGTCAAGATCGGGTCGCCAATGCTCATATACGTAAAACTTTTTCATCTAAAATACGACCCCAACATTGGTGAGATGTACGTGCCGACATTCTCCACGTTCTGGTTGGATGCGATGGCATAGCTCTCATCGGCCTGAGCCTTGAGTGCCACGGCCATTTGCGGGTTCCAGATGCGCGCCAGTCGGTATGCCAGTCCGTCAGCAAAGCACTCCAGCCACAAATAGGGAATTTCGACATTTTCGTTATTTTGGAGATTTGAGTCTTGGATCTGGCGCACACGATAGTACTTCAAGATCGTGGACGAGGTGCCATCAGGAACGGGCCACAGCGTGATTGTGGGCGAGATGAGGCGGTCATACCAGAAGGACGTGACGAAGCCCTGTTGTTCTTTGTTCGGGTATGATGCGTACTCTGTACGGCTGATTGGCATGATGACACGGTCGATGCCCTGATCGGTCGTGGTATATGCGTCGAGGATCATGACTGTGTTTGGCGCTACGGCGTAGGTGGTCTGGCCCTCAATCAGTGGCGTGGTGATCAGGTCAACCGCCCAAAGGTTTACGCCCTGATTTGAAAATCTTGAAAGCATCATGTTGGCAGCCATTCTTGCTGTCTCCATGTGTTCTTGCAAAATAGAAGCTGGACGTATGCCTATGTTTTGATAAGCATAGAGAACTATTTCTCCCAATCCTGGATTAAACGTGTATGCACCACTAGTGGTCATAGCTCCCTCCTGGTATTCTCCGCAACCCTGCGCTTCTCACTCCACGGTTTACCTTTATTGGCAGCGCTCAGAGAAGCCCTCGTCTCATCGCTTACAATCTTTCCTGTGTGTGCGGCTGAAATTTTAGCTTTATGCTCTGCCGAAAGCGGATTACCACGGCGTTTTTCAGCACCCATCTCTATTGCCTCTCGCGGCTGTTTGCGGCCAATTAGGGGGGCAATGCGCCTAGCTACAACATCTGGTTTTTGCTTCTTCCCAAGTTTGGCAGCGGACATTTTGGCCTTAGCTTCATCCGACATCTTCAAGCCGCTTACACCATCTCCGCCATTAGTGCGATTTGCAAGATCAATGCCAGCCTCACGCCAAAAAGCAATACGTTCAACCTCAATCGCAAATGCCTCATCCTCAGTCAAGCCTGTCGCAACCATGCGCACTTCCATGCCGCTACCTTCGCGGGATAGTTTACCCATAATTGCCCGATGATGAGCATTACGGTCACGCATCTTGTATGCGCGAATGCCCTTACCCTTACCAACGTAAAAACATTCATCACGGTCAAGCCGCCAGTGTTCGTACACATAGAAAACGCTGGTGGTCATTTTTTAACACTTCCATGCTTTCAGGGACAGGGCTTTGCGAGTTGGCTTGCCCTTCTCGTCCGTCATCGGGCCTTCCATGCCAGACATCCTGGCGCAGAATGACTTCTTGCGCCCAGCATCCTTTTCCGTCTTTGGATTTGGCGCTGGTGGCTTCAGGTTCATGCCCTGAGCCTTTGCTGATGCTCGGCCCTTTGCATTGAGACCGCCAGCTGGATTTTTTCCCTCAGCCCTCTGCCAAGCAGGTGTCTTTGCCATTACCGAATACCCGCCTGAACGATATATGCCGTAACGGTGCCAGAGCCAGAGGTCACGTTGATCGAAAGCGCGTGGTGCGGAACCGTGATCGACCCATTTGTGGATGCGGTCTTGGCCGAGAAGCCAGCGTCAACGGCCCACACGGACGGGGTTACCACTGAGGGATCATCCATTGAAATTTCAATGTTGAACGTGGCCGTGCCAGATACGACTGCGATGACGCCGACATTAAAGGGGTTTTGGAAACTGTCAGAGGCAATGACCGCGCTCCGCCCAGTGCCAGTTTTTGAGATTGTGACGGGGGTCATGCCTGTCTCCTACAGAAGTGGATGAGGGGCTGTGAGGCCCCCCACGCTATTTTGCCTTGGCGGCTGCTGCCGACATCAGTGGCATACCATGTACAGGTTGTCCACCAGTGACGGTGCGGCTTCCAGTGGGGTTGTGCGGGGTGAAGTCCTCGGTGACCGAAGGCTTACCCGTGCTGACCGATTTATCGATGGTCATCGAGGGTTTCTTGTTCCCAACGCGGATGCCATTTTCCATTATGCGAGATCGTGCGCTTGGATGTAACGGACGGTGATCGTGCCAACGCCCGTTCCCGTGTTTGCCGACAGAACAAAGATGCGCTTGTCGGTGGTGCCAGTGTCGTCCCAGTTGGCGGTGCGTGTTGCGTCAGAACCTGGGTTCAGACCGATAACACCGATGGTGCCGCCAGCAGCGGCAGAGACAAGTTCAGTCGAGGTGGCTGAAGTGCCAACGCTGAACGTGGTTGCGGCACCGCTCCATACGGCAGTCACAACCATCTGCATGTTCAAGATATGGCTGTTGGCAGGCAGCACAATGGTGGTACCCAGTGCAGTTGCCGTCAGCGCCTGCGTGATTGGATAGGTCTGAACCATGACAACCGAGCCAACGTTCTTAACGTCTTGGCCGAGTGTGGTGCCAGAGGTGTTCAGAATATTGCCCGCACGAATCGGGCCAGTGAAAGTAGTCTTGCCCATTTGAGGCTCCTTTTGCACGATAGGGACGGTCTGTCTGTGCAAAGTCCGCTAGGGCGGTCAGATCGTCCGATTGATCCTAGATGGTGAAGGGGGCCGAGGCCCCCTCCGTTTTTCGCTTAGGTCGGGAACGAGCCGAAGATCGAACGCCAGTTGTAGTATCCGAAAGAATAACGCTCATATCCTTTTACGAGCAAGTTATCCGTAACGAAGTCCACTTGCATATCCGTTTCGAACTTTACCCGCTCCATATAGGATAGGCCGTCGATGTTGGTCAGCAAGAACCATGCGCCAGTCGAGGTCAAGAAGTCGTTGACCATGTAGCCCTCTGGCAAGCCGCCAGCGGTGGACATGATCGCGTTGACATCGTTGTCCGCCGTGCCTGGGCGCAGTTCGGTTTTCGTCAGACGAATTGCAACTGGTTCCAGTTGAGGTGGTACAATCAGCTTACGGCCACGGGCGAAGACCTTCAGGCCAGCCTGATCGCGGAAGTTTGTACGAATTGCAATCATGCCGTTCAGCAGGGTCGCCTCGTTCAATTCCACATCGGTCGTTGGGCGGTTTGCAACCGTGCCACCATCGATTGGGTGCGCGGTCGAGATCAGAGCCACGCCGTCACCACCGATTGCACCGTTGTAGGTGGTCGCGGTGTTCAGGATGTTTGCGCCGTAGATTTCCTTGGTCTGCTGGAACGATTCCACCAAGCCGAGGTTCGAGGGAGCAAACTGCGTTTTGTACAGGTTATCGTCAATGGCTTTGCGAGTGATCGCGTAGCCCAAGCCGATTTCCGTATGCTCTTGGTTGTAGATAAAACGCTCACCAGCGCCGTTGTCGAATGCGGTACGGCCGCCCTCGGTTTTCAACTGCGCGAAGCCCAAGAAGCGCATTTCTGCGGTGCGCTCAAGCGCCATCTTGGAGTTGTGCTTCGTGAAAATTTTATCGTACTGAGATGGGATCATCTCGTACTTGCCTTCGATACCACGCAAGCCTGGCAGGAGAAGGTCTTTGATTGCTGAAAGATTAACAGCCATTTTCTATCTCCTTAGATGCCAGCAAAGTTGCGTGGCATTGCGTTGTTGAAGCCAACGATGATCTCGTTGTACCCGCTCGTATTGTCGTTGCCGTTGATCCCAATCAGTGGCGAAGTTTGACCAGGTTCGAAGTTGGCAAGAGCAATGATGCGGAATGGCAACGCAGCGTTTGCACCCAGCACACCAGCCGAAGACAGGGTGTACTGATCAGCGAACATGGTGGAGATACCCGTCGAGGTACGGCCATTCGTTTCGCCAGTTGCAGTGCTGTCCTGCCAGTTGAAGCCGATGTTCTCGCCCACGTTGGCTTGGCCGACAGCCGTTGCCGTGGTGTTTGAGTTGCCAGTTTGCACGGTGAAGTGAGCATTTGGGTCGGTGATAACGTAGGCAATCACATCACCAGAAGCGTCCGAGCCGCCCCAGTAGTTCGACCATACAGTGCGCTTCTGCGATACCGACAGGTATTTGCAGCCAGTGAACACGCCAGCCACAGGAACGTAGACGGTGACCACGGGGGTGGAGGTTGCCGAGGTTGCTGCGGTTGTGGTGGTGCTTTGAACAACCACGGTCGTGGAGGTGGCCGAAGTGACCGTGAAGACACCGTTTGGAACACCAGTCGCGTTGGTCACAACCACAACAGAACCCACTGGGGCTGCCCAGTTGGTCGATGCGAAGGTTGGGATGTTTGCGGTGCTGGACGAGATCGCGGTGAAGGTGATCGTCATTGCGCCAGTGGCGACAGTGGCGATGCCAGTGGCAGCAACGGTCAGGGTTACTGGGCCAGTTGCTTGGGCAATGTAACCAGTGCCTACGCCAGTAGCGTTGGTGGCCTGCATTACAGGGTCATTGAAGAAAATTGGGGTCGTATTGCCCGATGCAATCGCGGCCATGGTCTGCTCGTAGGTTGGAGCCGAACCAGCGCCTGAATACTGGGCGAAACCGACAGGCGCAAACGTATTTGCCATGCGGAAATCTCCTTTACAGGAGGTCTATTTCGCGCACCGAGGCGATTTATGACCAAGGGGGTGATTTGGACAGCCCCGCCGAGGGGATGGATGTACGCACCATACCTTTATTTTTACGACAAGTAAAGGGGGCGACCAAAGCCGCCACCGCTCACTATTATCGATCAAACTTGGAGCATGCGATGGCTATCTCACTCAGGGATTGGCATGGCTTCATACCCCTTCTTGATCCTCGTCATGTTCTCGCCCTTGTGGCTGCGCTCAAACTCACCTGGGCGTGAGGAAGACAATTGCTCTTCCTTAGCCCGAACTTGCATCCGCGCGCGGCGCTGCTCGATAGAGCGGGCCTCTTCGGTGATCTCCAGCGGTCGCTCCATCAGCACCATGCCCTTACGGATGATCATGGTACCTGTGTACCCAAGCGGCATCATTTCTGGGTGTCTGGATGCTGGGACAATCTCCCAGCCCTTACGCTGCAGAGCAACTTGGTGGGCGGGGTCTTCAGCGCCAAGTACGGTGCGCATCTTCCACTCGTAGCTCCAGTCCTGCGGAATGATGCCAGGTTCAACGAAGAATTCATCGCTACCACTGTCGGTGTCACTGTGGTTGCGAAGCTCTGCGGCGCGGGCCGCCGCATCCCGTGGCTGCTCCACAGTTGCCATCTGCGGGCGGACGCTGGGCCGTACGTTTTTCGTCACCTTCCGAAATTCTTCATCGCTCATTTGAGTTTACCTTCCTTAATGAGTGCAATCTTGTGCTTGGCATAGTCCTGCTCGCTCATGCCCATGTCCGAGGCTGCCTCACGCTCCGCCGAGGTGAGCCTGATAGCGTTCTTGCTGCCGTTGCTCGTGCCACGGCTTACAGGTGCGGCTGCAGGGGCAGCATCACGGCGCTGTGTGACCTTTGCGGCGTACTGATCGCCAGTGTCGGTCGTTTTCGACACGCCAAGCTTGGCTTCAATGGCTGCAAAGTACGCGGGAGTGTCCACGGCGATGCCATCGTCAACCGCATCCTCGTGAGCGCGGATCATCTTGCGATTTAGGCGCTGATCGGTGACGAATTGAGGGTTGCGGCGAACCCAGTCTGCCGATGTGGCCGAAAGGCGAGATGCAAATGCCTCGACGGGATCTGCGGGGACGTATTGCGGCTCTGGGGTCTTCGGTTTGGAGTTCATAGCGTCCAAGCCGTTGCGAAGTTGCTGCAACTGCGCAGATTTTTCGCCCATAAGCTGCTGAATGTCAGCCGCCTTGGCAAAATCCTGATTCTGCATGGCAATTTGCAGGTTGGTTTTCAGGATTTCGGTGTCACGCACCACGCTGTCGATGGCGCTGGACACCAATTGGATTTCAGTGTCATCCTTTTCGGTGTTCGCGTGGTGCGCCCGCCTCTCTGCGGCCACACGCGCCTCGCGCTCGGCGTTCAGTTGGCGCTTTAGCTCGGAGACGGTGTCCTGAACATCAGGAATTTGGGCCTCATCCTCGACTACATCATCAACGATGACTTCAATTTCTTCTTCATCCATGTCTTTTCACCTTCAATAAACGGAATCTGGGTGGGGTGCGCGGCCCTTGATGCTGATGTCATCAAAAATGCGGCACAAAACGCCATTGACGGTGATAGACCAGCCGTCAGATGGGCGGAAAATGAGCCAGTCGTGGTCTTGGAAGGTCACTCCAGTGAACCAATTGCCGTCCTGCTCAAATGCGAGAGGCCCTCGCTTGACCAGCAGGCCAACTTTTGACTGGTATCGATCTTCATCAAGGTGATTTGCAGTCAAAATCAGGCCAGATTTTGTCTTTTCTGGCCGCAGGTAGACGGCAAGAAGTACTTGGTTGTGGAACAACTCAACGTTTGAGATGTCACCAAGCTCTTCCAGCAGCTTTTTCTTTGGGTCTTCTTCGTGGCTCATGGGCATATGGGGCATGTCTAATCCTTACATGGTCTTTTTAATCGTGGCGGAAACCTCGTGACACATTGAGATGACCTCATCGAGCGCGGCAATTTTTCCGACCGCCTCACGATATTCCTCAATAGTCTTAATAGCAAGTCCGCCAGCCATGTTGCTGACGATCTCGGCCTTGCGTTCAAGGATGTATTTGACAAGTTCCCGCTCGAAGGCGGTGCTTACGGTGGTGATCATCTGTAATCCTAATATCTGAAAGTAAGGGGCCAGTGCGTAGCTGGCCCCCCAAGGTTTACTTTCTGAGGTCTTTGTTCATCTTTTCGCCGTAGGCTGTGACCTTTTCCTTGCGAGCGCGCCCGCCACCAGAACCGCCAGTGATTGGGTATTCCACTCTGCCGCCAGCCTTGCGGCCCATCATAGGCGCAGGCATTGGGGGGCGGTTCATCATGGGCTGAGGCATCCCACCGCCAGCGGGTGGCATAGGCCCAGCGCCCGCAGCGCCTGCCAGAGCCTGCTGCAGCCCTGGAGGGAGCGACATGTGGGCTGGGGGCGGTGCCGACGGCATGGGCGCAGGCATTGGCATTGGTGGCTTCATCATGGGCGGCATACCAGCGGGTGGGACGGGCATAGCGCCAGCCTTCTCGGCGGTGTGCGGGTAGATGTTGATGCTGATGTTGCTCTTGCCAACCTTACCACCAGACTTGCGGGCCGTGCGGCCACCCTCTTCAGACATCGCAGCGCCACCGCAGGCCTTGCACATGCAGTCCTTGTGGTGCATGGCCTTTCCGCCCTTCTTCATGGCGCTGCCGCCAGACTTGCGGCGAGTTAAATCGCCAGCGTATCGATCACTTTCTTGCCGCATTTCTGTCGGCATATCCCTGCCGCTAATTGGAAAATCTCTTTCTTTAACGGGGGGTAAAAGAGGTGCAACGCCGCCCTTTTTCATGGCGGTCTTGGCTGCGTCCTTGAAGTCAGAGGCGGATGGAGCGCCCTTGGCACCTGGCTTGCGCATCTTCTCTTTCGAGCCGTCTTCAATGCGCTCGCGCTTGGCGTGGATGTTGGCGTACAGGCCGCCACCGTTTGCCATCTTGCCAACGCCGTCAGCGGCAAAGAATGGAACCTTCTTGCCGTCTTTCTCGACCATCTTCATTTTTCCGCCAGCGGCGTAACCCATGCTGCCGCCGCCCATCTTCTTGGTGCGGCCCTTGGATGGCATGTCGTGCATCTTGTCGGCATGGGATGCTTCCCATTCCTTCATGGTCATGCCCATCTTGGCAGCCATCTTCTTGTCTTCCATCATGTCCTTGGCAGAACCCTCGGTCTTGCCACCATGTTTGCGGCGGGTCATGTCGCCCTGACGGCGCATTTCTTCGCGCATCATTTCGTCAGCTTGATCCATGGTGATGATGTTTGAACGCTCCTCTTGAGGCAGGGGCTGATAGTGATCCAATGGGGCAGTCATCTTGCCCTCACCCTTTTTGGCGTCCATCGGGCCACCGCCCATTTTGGAGATACGTCCACCTTTGGCGTACTCTGTATTGCCATCGTCATTTTTCTTCATCGGCATAGATGCCTTGCGACCCTGAAGTAGGGACTTAATCGTGCTGGACTCCTTCTTGCCAATCTTCTGGCGCGAAGACTGTATAGCTTTCTCGACGGATTCTTCGTTGTATTCTGGAACACCGCCTTTGGCAAAACCACCTACGTGCTTAATGCCTTCGCGCTCTTCATTGGCATCCTTGACGTTACGGTTCACCAATGCGTTGGCGTATTCCGTTTTTCCACCAGACTTGCGCGGTGTGCGGCCAGCGTGGGTCATGGCTTCAGCGCCATCCACCTTGCCGCCGACCTTGAATGCGCGGCGAGAGACTGGGCGAGCGCCCGTCTTCACGTCTGCGTTCAGCGGCTCAGCTGGGGTAAACGTCGATGCGTCAACTTTTTCCGAAGTGGCTCCGCAGAGGCGCTTGGCCTTCTGCTTCATTGCCTCGCGTAGGCTTTTAGCGTCCATTTTTCGATCCTCTGAGGTTACCAGGCGTCCCTGTTGCGCTTTCATTGTACATCGAAGTGAGCTTCAATGCACGATCTATGTTTTTGGCCTTGCCGCCACGCTTGAAGCCGTATTCCTTCATGCGTTCTTCCTCAGCGCCCTTCACCAAATCGACCACCCTCTGATCCACTTTGATCGCAGGAAACTTGGTTGCAAGGGTCTGCTGCGCTTCTGTTGAAGTATTAGCGTTCTTTACGTCACGCTCATACAGTTTCTCGGCAGGAACCAATGCGCGGAAGCGTCCAGCGTATCCCAATGTTGGTATGCCGTGAGTGTAGGTGCCGTGGGCGCGCATTTCATCGTTTGCCACCAGTGCGCCCTTTGGGTCAAGTTGGGTAAGGCCATATCCAACTGCGCCTTGCGGCTCCGCCATCAAATCTGGGTGTATATTGGCAAATCTTGCAGACCCAACATTGGGAAAGCCAGTTGATTGCCAGCGGACACTGTCCATGTTCTGGATAAATTTTGCAACGTGCTTGCCAGGTCTAGGTTGAGGGCGAATCATGTCTGGCTGACCCTTTTTGCCACGAACTACGGTTGGCTGCCTGTAAAAGAAATCGTGAACCGCATTGGTGTTTAAAATTCCAGGCCAAGGCATTGGATATTTCTCGTCATGCGGAAACTTTTCACGCATTTCCTCATCAAATGCATCAATGTGACGCTTTGCAATTGGCAAATTTGGTACTTGATTGATTACAGAGTGCAAAAGCATGTGCGAGCTATCTGCGGCGGGGTTGCCCATCAACATGTGAGCGCCGTAGATTGGCGATCCTTCAGGAACGTCTTGGCCAACACGACTCTGCATACCCTTAGCCGCTCCTTCACGCGATCTCCAGCCTGTTGGTTGGTTAGTTCGAGAGTAATCAGACCGCATATAGTCGCCACCACCTTCTTGATTTACTGGATCAACAAGCGGTACGCCGTTATGGCCTAAAAGAATGGTGTCTGCTGGAGTCTTATCGCCAACAAATGGTCTGATGTAGGCACCCTCGTTCTGCATCCTTTCAATGTTGACGTATTTCTGAGGTGACAGATTGTTCTTGGGTGCAAATTCAGCCTGAAAATCCCCAAATGGTGTGATCAAGTGGCCGCTTTTTTTACTATCCTTTAAGCTGGACAACTTAGGTTGCGAAATTTGTAAACGGGGGTCACGCCTAATCAAGTCAGCACCTGTTCGAATGAACCCAGATGTCTTAGCAGCCTCAAGAGCTTGCCGCACCATTCCTTGGTTCACGCTTCCGTGTATTGCGTTCAAAAAAGATTTGGCCAGAGGGTGGTCTTCACTGTCGTCTTTAACAGAACCCTTTGTGGCGTACCCAATACGACCGCCGTCTTTGGCGTTCTTCATAGAGTCTATAATGTCGCTATGCGTTGTCTGCTCATTGCCAATCTTATCCCATGTCGCGTGGTGGGTCAGGTGTTGGCGGAAAGGTTCCAATCCAGAGTCCATCTTTGGGTTAAGTGCCGTTTGACGAGCGGAAAGTCGGTCAACAGCGTCAAATCCAGACCTTGCAATAGCATTGTCACGAACACGTTTCTCATCCTTATTGGATGGTTTTCCAACGTGAAGGTTTATTTGGCGAGCATCAAGTGTGGACTGATCGCCACGGCCAAGAACGGACGCCACAAAACCAGCTTTTGCAGTGCCAATCCCACGCAATCCGTTTGCAAACTCGCGCCACTCTGCAATAGGGCTGTTGCCTGACAGCGCCCTCTTCACCATGTCAGAAACGGCTTGGTGCTTGTCATGCAAATTATTTGCGGCCCACGGCAAAGCATCCCTTTCGGTATCCAACCCAAACGGTTTCATCACACCTTGCGCATGTTCAACAGCTTCTTGATTGACTTTGCCCATCTCAGCAGCATCAAGGTAGCGTTGCCCCATTGGCGACTTCAGCCACTCGGCCATTGCCCCTTCTGGCCTAATGCTGCCAGTGGCGCTCTGCGGCAATATAAGGCCAGACGCACGTAATTTATCAACGTTCTGGGAACGCCGCTGAATGCTTGCCCGTGTAATGGCGTAGGCCTTGATCAATTCGCGCGGGGAAAGTCCAGTTGTTGCGGCCTTGCGCGCCATTTCGTCCATGTACGCGCCAAAATCTTCAACGTGACTTGGTATCTCGGTCATGCCGCCAAGTTCTTCTTGAACATCTCTCAGCTTGCGCCAATCAAACCCCTGCATCCTCTTGCTTGGCGGATCTTGGTACTTAGACACCAAATCCATTGCCTTTTTGATGTCAGCCATGTCACTTCCCCTTGGGTTTGAGCGCATCTATAGCAGACTTCCCATCCTTCGTAAATCTGCGTGTTAAGGCAAGGGCCTTTTCAACCGCGCCGCCCAGTTTCTTGCCAAATCTTTTGCGAATTGACGCCATGAAGCTGATGTCTTCGGGCGTGATAAAGTCCTCGGCACCCTCGTGATGGGACAGGTGGGACATGACCCCAATCTTTTGTGGAGCAAAAATAGTGTCCTCGGTGCGGGCCTTGCGGTTATGCTCGCCATGCGGGCCATAATTGAGCCAGCTATTCTGCCCACGGGTTTCAGATGTCATGGCCATGCGGGCAAGCGGCGAGAACATTGAAGCATGTGCGCGCCATGCGTTTTCCTCACCGTCGGCGCGGAACCCTAGCCCTTCTTTTGCGTGGCCGTAATAGTCGTGGATGGCGCGGAACACGTCATTGACGGTCACGGGGATGCCATTCCACGTCTCTCCAGTAAGCTGGAGAAGGGGGTTTTTCTTTGCGTCATCCTCACTGATCGGCTCACCACTTCCATACCCTGAGTAGGTAGGGAATACCCACATGTGGTGGTTCTTGCGAATGTCTTCCGTGGCAAGACGTGGTGATGCTTTGTAAGGATCTTCCTGCTTTCGGGGGTTCCAAAACTCAATATTCAAGCCAGATTTCTTTGCGGCGTGATACTGATCCATCGTTTCCTTAATCATTGCATTGTACGATGCTTTGGTCAGGGGATCATCAGGATTGTCTTCCATGTCGGTATAGTCAGAGGCGATGCGCGCGGCCCGCTTCGGGTCAACCCTAGCGTATTTTGTCGGCGGGCTGTATGACAGCCCTGCCTGCGCCATGTAGTCACGCGCAACTTGCCTGATCCGAGGATCTGCACCCGCCTGAATGACCTGACCCGTCAGAGGGATGACTATTTTTTGGGGGAGTCCCTCAAGAGGTGCTTCGTTCTGTGTTTGAAGAAGGCCAGCGCCTCCTCGTATTCCTCCTGCGTTTGGAAGTTCTCCCGCTTGGGGGCGTGTTGCAGAATTGATGGGTGCATTGCCATTTTCCATTGCTCCGTTTTGGTTATCGTCGTTTATCGATCCGCCGCCAGCCTTTACGGCGCGCGGCTTTCCACTGACAAAATCGTACTTGTGGAGGTTTTCTTGGAACGCCTCCACAGGGTACTTGTTGACCTTCTTGCCAGCATCTTGGTCTTCCATCTCCAGTACAGGGACATGGTTGTTGTAGATGCGCTTTCTTTGCGGGAATGACTCCGCACGGCTGACCGAAAATCCAGTTATCTTCATGGGGGTGGGGTTTTTTGAATGCTTGTAAACAAACGTATCGCCGATCTTGAAGTCGTCAAACTCTCCGTTTGAATGGGCCATTTCATAAGCTTTTTGCGCCTGCTGTTGCCCAGCAGCGATCTTGTCAAAAAGGTTTTGGACTCGATCATCTCCGCCGCCAGAGCCAATATTTCGCAAAGATCGAGCCAGTGAGAGGCTCTCAACATTGCTTCTGCCACTGGTGTCTTGGTTGTCATCGTTCATCGCGCTTCCTCCGTCTGCATAGCCATAACGCTCCTGAGTAAAGGGCTGCGCCCACTCTGGGATGCTGTCCCTGCTGTGAGACGGCCCCCAACCACGGGGGTCGCCAACATCAAAGTGCATGTTGTTATCATAGAAGCCAATACCCCTGAAACCAGCATTCCACGCCTCATCGGCAAGGCGCAGGCGATCCTCATAGGAAAGCTTTGACGTGTCAATGTCGTATGCGTTGCCATGCAGGTGCTGGCTGCCCTTTGCGCCGCCAACCTCTTGGTTCTTCTCTGGGTCGCGGTACGCGCTGACAACGGTGAGGGGCTGCCCCCATGCGTCAGTCAGCTTTCCGTATGCTGCCGCCGCCGCCTCGCTCATGCCTTGAGGCGCGTGACCTTCACTGGCTGCGCTGGGCGATTCCGCTGGGGCATCAGCCTCTGGCTTCTTCTTGAAGCCCTCGACGGTGTCCATCAGAGAGTTCAGGGAGTCGCTGAACTTGCCCACGGTCGCCTGCTGCTGCTGCACTGGCGCGCGCGCAACGGCCAGCCGTGGAACGGTCAGGGACGCCATCGGGACATAGCCCATGACGGGGCCACCCGTGGCTTTGGCGACATCGGGGCTGTCCGATGCCATGTCAAAGACGTTTTCTGGGTGCATTGGGCCGTCAACATTCTCAGCGCCATTCCAGTATCTGACCTCGGCCTTGACCTTTGGGATGCCCATGGAGTGCGCCACGGCCACCCGTGTGTTTCCCTCAAGGAGGTACGGCTGCCCAAAGTGGTTTACGGCCACCACAACCTTGTTACCCTTTTGCTCTGGGTCAAAGCCACCACTCTGCGCGTCGGCTAGCAACGCATCGTATCTAGGATCACCAGTACGGCGCACTTCGTTTTCCAAACCAGTAATGCCCTTCAGGACATTGGTTGGCAAAAACATGCTTGATCTGCCTCCAATTACGCCCGTGGTGGCACCAATCATAAATTTATCGCCTGGGTACTGGGCAGCCCTTGCCCGCTTGCCCTCAAGCCACTCGCCGCCAGGGTTGTCCCTCATAAAGTCGCGCTTTTTCTCAACCTCGCCGCCATTCTCACGGCGAATGCGGGGGTCGGTGGGGTCAAACACCTCAGCCTCTTTGTGCTTGATCGACCGTGGATCAAACGCCACCACCTCTGAGATGCCATTGGGCAGGTGTTCATGGCCAGTCTTAACGATCACACCATCATGTCCGCGCTTTTGCATCTCCGCCATAAATGGCCTGACGTGGTGAGATTGCAGGTTATCCCAAGGCCTTAGTTCGTTCTTGTCACGCATGATACCCATAGACTGAAGATCACGCAGGGTGCTGTGTGACCTCATGTCATTCGACACATCCCAAACGTATGGGTTCTTCAATGCGGCGTGGAGCGGGCCGATTACGGTGCCGTCTTCGCCGTACTCTTCCGCATTTCCCTTATCGGGCGATAGGTAGTGGCCACGACCAAAGAAGCCAGCGTCACGCGCGCCGAGCTTGGCATCGTCAAACGCCTCAAACTCTTCTGGGTGTGTCGTGCCGTGATACAGGTCAAGCGGTGCGCCGCTTTCGCCTCGAAGGTCTGGGTGAATGCCCTCAAACATGGCGGGGCCACCATCGGCATGGACGGCGCGGGGGACATCAGGCAGGTATTCTGACGGGGCGACTTGGCCGCCCGCGCGGCCCACCGCCGTGGCGTGGCGGGCAAGCTCAAGTGCGCCGCCTTTTGATTTTGGTTGTGCATCGGGGGTCAGCATGTTGACAGAACTGTCACTGTCTATGCCTTTAAACACATCATCAAGCGTTGCCTCTGGGTTTCCATAAGGTCTACGGCCAAGCCTGTACGCTGTTGTTGCGGCTGCTTTAGATGACACCTGACCCATAAGTGATGGGTGATTTTTCATGGCCTCAGCTTGAAGTCTTTGACCAATACCTTGGCCTCTAAATTCTTCGGGTACTTCAAGGTTAATTACGGAGGCTGGGCCGCTTGGCCGTTGAAGGATTTGGATGTACCCACCACTTTTGGGGTGCTTGTAAAACTTGTAAGCCGCACCATCCCCAAAAATATGTGAGGCATCTTGGGTCGATGTTTCAAGGCGGTCGCTCTCGTTTGAGATGCGATTGGCCGTCAGCTTCGCTGCGCGGATTGCCTTGTCTCTGTCCATTTATCGCCCCTGCTTCTTGATCTGCATTGCCAGCTTGACTGCCTCTTGGGCATGGTCACGCTCTTGCATATCACGCTCATGCTGCATTCGGGTAGCGTCATTCATCTGCTCACGATCCATTCGCATCTGCTCGATGCGCAAGTCCTTCTCGCGGTCAAGGTCGCGGTTCTGGTCGTTCATCTGGTCGCGCTGCATGGAGAACTCCATCTGGCGGGCCTTGTTCTGCTCAGCCAGCATCTTGGCTGGGTCTGCCTGCGGCCCCTGTGGCCCCTGCGGTGCGCCCGACTTAGACTGGGCAGACAGCATCGTGGCTTGGGCGCGCAGCGTGTCAGCGTCAGCCTTCTGGTGGGCGATCTTGATTTCCTCAATACCCTTAAGAAGCTCAGGTGGTGGCTGTTTTGCCTGCGCTGGCTTCAGGAATTGCTCAGGGTTCGACCAGCCGATGGCGCGCAGGGCTGCCTTGTCGATGGCTTCCTCGTCGTACATTTGCGGGTTCGCGGCCTGCAACTGCTTCAGGGCCATGATCTTCATCACGCGCTGGGCGTGGCTGGACGTGTTGGGGTCAGCCTGTGGCACCAGTTCCACATCGTTGATGGCCTGAATGAACAAGTCCTCATTCCACTGGACGGTGGGCTTGCGGTTGCGCTGCCAGAAGCTTTCGGGATGCTCGCGGAAACACTTCAGAAGAAGCGAAAACTCCTCAGCCTGCGCGCTGTGCATCCGCTTGTGGACGGCGTTCATGATCTTGGTTGCTTGATCGATCATGGCCAGCGTGGTGCCGACTGGGGCATCTGCGCGGCCCTCGCCAACCTGAGCCTCAGATGTGCCGCCCACACGCATACCAGTCTGCGACATGTTCTCCACCAGTGCCATCAAGGCCTGCGATGGCTCCTTGTACGGCAGGGGCATGATCGCCTGATTGATGGGCATACCACCCGTCTTGATCTGGGCCGACCCACCTGGAGGGATGCGGAAGATGTTGGTGTTCTGGCGTGATCCCGTGTCGCTGATCAGGAACCCTGGGAAGTTGGCGTACATGCCAGCGTCCAGAAGTTCGCGCCACGCTGCGGTGATGGCGTTGGTGGTGTTGCCCAAGATGTGCAGCAGGCCGATGTCGTAGAAGCCCAGACCTGGAACGAAGGTGTACTTGACGAAGTTCGTGCGGGCCTCTGGCAGATCGGCGGTGTCCTGATCAAAGTTGCGGGTGATCGACAGGATTTTGCGCGAAGACACGTCAATGGTGACACGGTACGGGATTTCGAGGCCAGTCACCTTGCCCTTGTACTTGTGTTCGTATCCCTTGATGTCCAGTTCGCAGTAGACTTCGTAAATCTCGCGGTCGCGGTCATCTGGGTTGGACGATGTGGCGGTGACGCCCTGCTGCGCGCTCTTAGCATCCTGAGCGGCATCTGGCGTGACCTCGTTGGGCGTCTCCAATTCGATGTCGCTGTAGATGCCAATGATCTGCAGGCGCGTAACCGTGCTGGGCCGCATGAAGACGCGGTGCGTGACGCGCTTGGCGTTTGACAGGTCGGTGGCGGCGCTGTTCACGATCAGGTTGTCGGCATCCACGCTCTCGCTGACGGGGCGGTTGCGCAGCGGGCAGAAATATACCTTCTTGAACGATGTGCCACCAAAACCCAGCATCAGCAGCATGCGGTCTGTGTCGGGGTAATATTCGCGCGCCGTGCTGGTCAGATAGTGGTTCATGTCCTTCTCAAGGGCGTTGGCAATCTCGTCGCGCTGGGTGGTGCTGCCGTTTGCGTCATCGCGGATTTTGACGGGGCCATCGGTGGGCAGCAATTCAGACCGCGCGTTGGCTTGGAAGCGCAGCACAGCTTCTTGCAGCAGGGGGTGGCGCACCTTCGACATGCCCTCCACGGGCGCACCATCAGCCGCGCCGTTCAGGCCAGGTATCTCGATCTTGAGGCCCAGCAGCTTGATGCCTTGGGCGCGGTCTTCAATCCACTCGCTGCGGCTCTCAAGGTCATCTGACACGCCACGGATGAGGTCATCGGCAATGTTCTGGAGTTCGATGTCATCGATCTCGTCAACAAGGTTGTCGAACCAGCCCTCTGGCGGTGTCTTCTCGTTGTCTGGGTCTTTGATTGGCTTGCCATCCAGTGACAGCGTGATCGACCCATCGCCGTGTTCGATCTTGAGGATAGCACCATCCTGCGAGATTTCTGGAACGTCATCAGGCTCCGCATCGTCATGCTCAACGGTTACATCCATCGGGCCAATGGCGGCATCCGCCTCATCTTCAATCATGCGGATATTAGGGTTCAAGCCTGACATTGTATTCCCTCAAAGGTAATGGCTGCGCCCACATTAGCAGACGGAGCCACGAATATCAACGCGCGATGGCCTCCACGGGGCGGTCAGGCTGGTTCTGGTACTTTCCATCGTACGATGCAAATCTGGATGTCTCATGGAACACCACCTGAGCAATGCCCGCACCCGCTGGGATGCGAAGGTCGCCGCTCCCGTGGTACACAAGCTCAAGCGTCAGGAAACCGCACCAACCGTTCTCGATCACTGTGTTAAATACCGACAAACCCTGTCTCGCCCATGTGGATTTGTCGTGGACGATGCCCACCAGATTGTGTGGCATTTGGAACTCTTCGATGGCACTGGCAATGGTGAAGTCCCCTTGTGAAAATTTACCGTCTACAATTACCCCTGACAGGTATTCTTTATTATTTGGCTTGTAGAAAACAATATCCTGCTTCAGGCGAATGTCGTACCCCGCCTCTGAGAGACCCCAAGAAACGCCGTGTTCGCGGCGCTTCTCATTGATCATGTCCTTGATGGGGGCGCGCTGCAGGAGGTCTGAGCCGTTTATGATCATTTTACTGAAGCCTCCAATTTCTTGATTCGATCCTCATGATCTTTCAGAATTTGATGCAAGCGCAGCCATCCCTGAGTGCTGTCATTTGGATCAAAACCAAGTTCTAACTGAATACCAGTTTGCTCCGCCAGCATGGCTTTGACACGCTCTTGTCGATCTGGATCGACCAAGACCAGACGCGAGCCAGAACGCTCTTTTAGCTTGCGGATTATCTTCCACGGGTTCCAGATCATTGCTTCAGCCCCTCCCGCGCCATTGCGGCCATGCGCTTTACGACTGCGCTACTGGTGGGCTTTTCCTCTGCGGCGATGTTCTTTAAGGCATCGTTGGCGCGGGATAACTTGTTAGAGAAATCCACAGAAAGCTCCATAAACTTATCAGTGCAATCCATCTCATGCTTGATGCGTTCCTCAAGCTTGCGGATTTTCGTCCATGGGTTCCAGATCATTGTTCACTCCTAAAAAATATTTCTGATGTTTCTCAACATACCACTGGGGCAATATCGTCATTAAGTCGCCACGGTTGGGGCGGCTGTACAAGCCAAACTCGCCACGGTAATACTCACGGCACCGCACTCGAAGATCATGAATTACATCGGCAGGATCAACAAGGTGAAATCCTGCGGGCGAACTCAAGGCGATGAGCCTGTCCACGCCGTTCGGTATTCCCCACCCAGCCTGCGGCATGGGCCTGTTGACCGTGCGCAGTTCCCACCACATCGTATAGTCAACGGGGCCACCTCGGTACAGGCGCTTTGGGGCTTTGACATCCACCCTGCCGAACTCAGCATCAAGCAAGTCCCAATGCTCATTCATGTTTTCATCGGCAGTTGCCCGCCGCAAGATGAGGTCGCCGCGAAGTTCAGAAAACATAATTTCCGCGCCGACCCCGCAAATCATTTGTCACCCCCGAACAGAACCCCAAACACAGCGGTGATCGGCCAGAACACAATGACCAAAATCGCAACAGAAACGTGGCCTTCTTTCATGGTGGGGAACGTGTCGTGGACGGATTCAACGACAAAGTCGAAGTCATTGACGAACCAGATCACGGGGATCAGGTACAGCGTCATCGCGGCAACCATCCAAAGTTCCATTATTCATCTCCTATAATTTCAGTTTCAATAACCTCGTCAAAGCCAGACACCTCCTCGGCCTCAATCTCCGCGCTAAGTTGGTCGATAGCCTTAACCGTCACAACCTTTGTTTCAAGTGAGGGGGCGTGATACCCCGTCACCCGCACTTTGAAGGTTTCCTTGACCCAGTGGCCCTCACGCTTCAGAACCGCCTCAGCCTTGCCGTGGGGCAGATCGATCAATTCTTTAGGGTTGATCATTCTGATGCTCCTCAACAAAACGGCGGATGCCCTCCATGGCCATTGCCGTCTCGTCCTCGCCTTCGATCACGTATTCGCGTGTGATCCCGCTGTGTTGGCCAACACCAACCACGGTCACGACATTGCCATCAATGACTGCGTTGCATAGAACTCTCATCGTCATCCTCCTCGCGCTTTGCTTCAATTACTTCAGTGGCAATTTCCCAGATCATCGCAAAGACATCGAGCATGAGGTCAGCCTCACGCCCTTCCTTTGCGGAAGTGACCGCCAAAATCGTCATAACCCTAGCCAGCACCTCAATTGCATCGTACGGCGCAAGTTCCAAGTTGAGACACGTCTTGGTCACAAGCATAGACACCTTCATCGCCAGTTCTGTTTTCTTCTCGTCATCGGTCATTTTTTCATCCCCTCGATCATTCTCACGCCGTGGCGTGTTGTCAGCATTGACGCAGACATTATCGCACCGAACTCAAGTCCCTCCTTGGCAGAAGAGAGTGTCAGGGCCGCAAGTGCTGCGGCCACAGCGTCGATTGCATCGAACAGTTCAATATCTGAACCTTTAATATGCTGATGAATCAGATCAGCAATCTTATCTGCAAGATCAATCTTGCTCATAATTTTAATCCTCATGCGTTGTAGAGCGGCACATCTCCATTCCCATGGAACACCTTGCTGCTCTCGATTTCAGCCATTCGTTCTGCGGCTCGTGTGAGCATACCCACATCTCGCAGATGTTTCAAGGCCATACTTACAGTATCGACAAGATCGTCGTGTTTTCCGCGCGGGAACGATGAGGTCTGCCTGATCACCATCTCGGCCCAGTCCTTGTTGGGCGCATACACCATACCCTCACTGAAGATGTGCTGCACCGAGTACAGGCGGGCCACCTTGTCGAGGGTCTTGGGGTCGTACATCTGGACAACGAAGTCCTCATTGCCGAACAGTCGCCGCATCTCCTGCGCCACTGAATGGCCAGCCGCCTTGTTTTCAATCAGCAGCACGTCAACCTTCATCCGCTTGCAGATGTCGGCCACCTTGTTGGTGAGGTCGTGGACTTCGAGCTTGTCCTGCCACGCATACATCATCATGGCCTTCGGCACAGGGCCGAGGGATGAGGACTGAATGCTGCGGGTCACGTCCATCGGCCTGCCGTACCTGTCAACCATCCTCGTCGCCGCAGAGTCCGAACTGCCACCGAACACGCCCCAGACCGTCAGCGCGCTGGGGTCGTTCTCGGCCTTGGTCGTGTAGGCGGTGTCCAGCGATGCCACGATGTACTCGATGGGTGGATACTCAGGCCGATCCCATAGCTGCCACCACGCGTCCTGTACGATGCCGCCGCCGCGAGGCTCAGGGCTTTGCGCATACTGGCCAGCGGTCGCGTATGGCCCCATGGCGGCCTCGTCGCGGTCAACCACATGCTCAGGGAAGCGGTCAGGGAACAGAAGCTCGCCATCCTCCTCGCGGGGGTCTTCGTAGCCCAGCATCGTTGGCTGCGCGCGCAGGGGGTCGTACCGCATCGGCAGCATGATGTGGTCATAGCCCATGCCACCCGCATCAAGGATAACGCCAGACACGTCCAGTTCGTGCAGGCGCTGCATCACCACCACAATGGCAGACTTGTCGGGGTTGTTGAGGCGCGAGGTCACGGCTTCCTTAAACAGGTTGGTGACAGCCATACGCTTGGCATCCGAGTTTGCGTCATCCACGCTGTGGGGATCATCAACTATAACGCGATCACCCCTATACCCCGTCAACCCAGAGAAGGCGCAGGCCTGCCGTGAGCCTGTCGCGGTGGTTTCAAACTTGCCCTTGGCGTTCTGGTCGCCCACCAGCTTAACGATGTCACCCCAGTGGCCCTGATACCACTCGCTGCTGACCAGTCGCCTCATGCGCAAGCTGTCACGCAGGGCCAGTTCCAGCGAGTGCGAGGCGCAGACATACCGCATAGACGGCATATTCTGCGGCCCCCACTCCCACGCTGGCCAGAACACCCCAACAAGCAGGGACTTCATCGTGCCAGGTGGGACGTTGATGAGCAGGCGGTTGTAGTAAGTATCATCGTCCAGCATCTCGCCGCGCGTGATGGCTTCGAGGTGTGCGCAGATGAAGTCGATGTGCCAGCCGTGAACATATGGCTGTTCGGGTTCGATCACATGCCATGCCGCTTTGACAAACTCAGCCAGTGACAATTCGCATTTTCGTTTTTCAATAATTTTACGTTGCGCCATTGCGTCGATTGCATATGGCAGCTTGATCACGCCCACAGCAGTTCCACCTCATTGCTGTC